ACAGTGATCTGTGGGCGCTGGCGTGGTTGCGGCCGATCAACTTGGTCGATCTGGCAAAGACCGGCGACAACGAGAAGAAGATGCTGATCGGCGAGTACGCGCTGACCTCGCGCAACGAAGCGGGTTCCGGCGCGGTCTTCGACCTGTTGTAACCGACCCTCCGCGCGCGCTTGGGGGACTTGCTTCGCGCGGTGGTAGGCGACCCGTTCCTGCCTGTCCTCACGGCCTCCCTCAAGGACGTGGCGGGCGGGTCGCCGCCTTTCTCCTCGGGGGTGTCCATGCCCGATATCAGCGACAACACAAACTGGTTCGAGACGGACGCCAATAACAACAAGGCGTCGCCCAACGGCTGGCCCGAGGGCATGATGCCCAGTGGGGTCAACGACAGCGCGCGCGCCAACATGGGCGCGCTCAAGCGCTTCTGGGACAAGATCAACCCGGTGCAGGCGATCACACCCTCGGGCGGGGCCTGGACGTTCAACACCGGCAACACGACTTACCCGACCGCCTATGTCGACGGCGAGGTTTACACGTTTCGCGCCGCCAGCGCCTCGGTCGGTGGCGACACCTTTGCCGTCAACGCGCTCGCGGCCAAGCCGATCTGGAAGCGCGCCGGCAGCGGCGGCTGGACCCCGATCGCGGCGCAGGACATCACCGGCCAGCTCGCGCCCATCCTCATCTACAGCGCAAGCCTCAACAGCGGCGCGGGCGGATTTGTGCTGGAGAACCCGTGGGTACCGGTCTTTGGCGGCCTCTATTGCGGCCAGGGCACGGCGACCAGCAACTGGGCCGAGACGCTGCGTCACGGGTGGACGACATGGAACAATGTCGCCGTCTTGCAGGCGCTGGGCGGCGCGCCGATGGTGCGCGGTCTCTCGACGGCGATGCGGACTTCCGACCCGCTGCTGACCGGAAACGAGCATGTCATCGGTCTCTCGGCGCTGTCGGTCAATGACAACACGAGTGTCAAGAGCAGCGCCTGGGGCGGCTATTTCGAGGTGTGGCGGAAGGCCGGATGCATGCCGACCTCGGTCTCGCTCGGGATCGAGATCGACATCGCCGAATGCAACAACGTTACCAACAACATCATCACGCCGTTTAACTTTTTCCCGACCGGCCTTTCCGCCGCGCTGTGGATCGCCAGCGGCGCTAACCTCGACGCCGAGATTGGCGTGACGACCTATCCGGCCAGTTGCGCCATCGGCATCCTCAATAATACCGCCCATTTTAGGAAAGGCATCGTCTTTGCGAGCACCACGCTCGACACCACGATCGGCGGCGGCGGTCTCGGTGTCGCGATTGAGCTGGCGCGCGGCCAGAGCGTCCGGTGGCTCAATAGCGGTAGTGGAACGGATGGCGAAATCTGGGCTGACGCCACGGGCACGAGCGTCGCGGGTTCGCTTTATGCGGTCGGAACGGCCGCCGGGCTTGGTTTTGCCGAGAAGGATACCGGGGTTCGCTGGGTGTGGTCAGGGCTTGGTGGCGGCGCGCAATTGCTTTATGGCCCAAGTTTTACCGCTACGCTCGGGATTAATAGCGCCGGGGATGTGACGGTCACCAGGGATTTATACGTCAACCGGCAGGCTTACAAACCGGGCGGCGGCAGTTGGGTAGCGTCATCGGGCCGCGCCCTCAAACAGGATATCGAGCCTTACGGGCGCGGTCTCGACGCGGTGTGCCGGCTCGATCCGGTGAGCTATCGCTACAACGGCAAGGGCGGTCTGCCGACCGGCAGCCGCTATACCGGCCTCATCGCCGAGGATGTCCAGCCGGTGATGCCCGAGCTTGTCGGCAGCACGGTGCTGGATGCCGCCGGCCTCGTGGCGGCGACGATCGACCCGAGTGACCTGACGTATGCGCTGGTGAACTGCGTCAAGGAACTCAACGCCCGGCTTACTGCCCTGGAGGCCAAATGATCCAGCCCGACCAAGAGATCGCCATTACGCTGACCGGCCAAGCCCTGCAGGTCATCTTTGGCGTGCTGCAGGAGAGCGGCCCCTACAAGGTCGTCTCCCCGGTCATCGAGGTGCTGCGCCATCAAGTCCTGGCACACGACCCGACCGCCTTTGATCCGCCGCCGAGGATCAACGGTGTGCCGAGCGCCGAGGCGCACTGATGCAGTGGCGCTTCCTCAGCCGCGATCCCAGCACAGGCGCGGTCGAACACTACGGCTACGACGAGAGTAGCGACCGCTGCATCATCCGGCGGTCCTGGGATGTCACCCCGGTCATCGAGGCCAACAAGCGCAGTCAGGACGAAACCGGCTGGAACCGTGACAAGTCGATGCGCCTCGCTGCGCGCATCCCGGTCAATATCCAGTACTTGTGGTTGCAAAAATACGGCATCAAAGCCTGGGACAAGGCCCACAAGCCAGCAGTGATCAAGCTGCTCAACAGCAACGAGTGGCAGTACCTGCGCTACGGCAAGCGCTTCGTCATCTGAAGCGCCTGCCGCCCACGCCGGCCGTGCCCTGCCACGCTTAGCCCTGCCTCAGCGGGCCTTGCCACGCCAGCCCCACCTCTATCACCCGCCGTTGCCTAAGGCAACATAGCGAGGTCGCCGTGCCCCTCGACAGCTACCAAAATTTGCAAAAATCGGTGTTGGACTGGCTGGCCCGGCCCGACGACCCGCTCGTCGCGCCGGCCGTGCCCGACATGATTTTGATGTTTGAGGAAGCTGCTCGCGATCGGCTGCGTACCCGGTTTGTCGAGAAGACAATCACCATCAATCCGCCTGCCAACACTAACACAATCCCGTTGCCGCTCGACTTTGGTCAGCTGCGCGAGATGTGGGTCGACACCGCCAATGGCCGCCGGGTCTTTAGCTTTCAGACGTCGGCCAATTTGGACACAAACTTGTGGTACATCAGCGGCTACCCGCAGGCCTTCACCATCGAAGGTCTCAACCTACGCGTTACTAGCGACACGGGGGACACGCCCAGCCCGATCAACATGACCTATCTGTCGGGTCTCGCCGGGCTTAGCGATGCGGTCCCGACCAACTGGCTATTGAGCACGTACGCCTCCGCTTATTTGCTCGGCACGCTTTCCTATGCCGCGCCCTACATCGGCGACGACCCGCGCCTGCAGGTCTGGGTGGCGGGCCGCGAGGAGCGGATCGAGGGCATCAGGCTCGCCGACCGGCAGGCCAAATACCCGCATGGGCTGGTGATCCAGACCGATGTGCGGAACCCATGAGGGGGCCAGTCATGATCCTCGAAATCCTGCTCGTCGTTGATCTCTTCTTGTGGTTCCTCAGCTTGCTGCCGGTGCCGCAGGTCACTGCCTATGGCTGGGCCAGCAACTGGCTGGCGTGGATCGCGGTTCTGCTGCTGGCGCTCTTCCTATTCATGCCGGGTTTGCGCTGAGCGATGGCGATCCTTCCCTTTGGCGAGTGGCTGCCGGATGGGCCGGCCTTTGGCAACCCCGGCACCGTCACCGCCCTCAACGTCATCCCGCGCACCCAGCGATCCTATGGTCCGATGCCGGGGCCGGTGCCGCAGGGCACGCCGCTGCCCGCACGGGTGTGCGGATCATATGGCTATCGCAACGCCGCCGGCACGGTCTTCAACTTCGCTGCGACACCGCAGCGCATCTACATGCAAGAGACCGGGGACACGAGCTTTGTGACCGATGTCAGCGGCCCAAGCGCGCCCTACAACACCGAGGCCCCGCCTGACGGGTTCTGGTCGATGACCAGCTTTGGCAAGCGGCTGATCGCCACCAATTACGACGACCCGATCCAGACTATGCTGCTCGGCACCGACACGGCGCTGAGCGACCTCTCGGCCAACGCGCCCAGGGCGCGCTATTGCGCCGTCATCCGCGACTTTCTGATGGTCGGCAACCTTGTCGACACCCTTGAAGGCCCGCTCGGCTACCGCCTCGGCTGGCCGGCGATCGGCGACCCGACCAATTGGCCGGCATGGGGCAGCGATGTGGCGATCGAGCTGCAGAGCGACTATCAGGATTTGGTGCAGACCGATCTCGGCGCGATCACTCAGATCGTCGGCGGGCACCTCTCGGCGGCTGATGGCGCGGCCTTCTGCCAGCGTGGCATCTACCGCATCGGGTATAGCGGCAGCCCAAAAATCTTTGACTTCCAAGTCGCCGAGGGCGCGGCTGGGACCGACGCCTCGCTCTCTGTCGTGACCCGCCGGCTGATGGACAGCAGCGGCGTCGCGCACGCGGTCTGCTACTACCTCGGCAGCGACGGCTTTTATGCCTTTGACGGCACCAGCTCGGCCGGGATCGGCGCGCAGAAGATCGATCAGACCTTCTTCCGCGACCTCGATGTCAACTACCTGCGCAATGTCCAGGGCACCTATGACCCGCAGCGCAAGCTGGTCTTCTGGCTCTATCACGGACAGCAGAACAACGGTCTGTTCAATCGCGCGATCATCTTCAATTGGGAGCTGGGCCGCTGGTCGCTGGTCGACCTGACGCCGATCCCGGTCGAGTGGGTCGAGCCGGTCAGCTATTCGACCGGCGGCTACAATCTCGACCAGATGGACCCGCTCGGCAATCTGGAGCAGCTCAAGTACAGCTTCGATAGTCAGGTTTATACCGAGGGCAACGCGCAGCTCGGCTGGTTTGACGGCAATCATCAGCAAAACTTTACGACCGGCGACAGTCTGCCGGCGACCATCGAGACGACGGAGGCGCAGCTCTTTCCCGACCGCCGCGCCCGTATCATCAGCGCCCGGCCGATCCACGACGCGGCGGTGCCGGCGTCGGTCGCGGTCGGCGCGCGCGAGATGGTGCGGCAGGCGGTCGTCTACCAGGGCGCGGTGCCCGAGAACATCCTCGGAGCCTGCCCGCAACGCACCACCGGGCGCTATACCCGGTTCCGGCTGACCCTGCCGCAGGCGGCCAACTTTAATGCGCTCCAGGGCATCGATGTGCAAGCGGCCCCCGAGGGTATCCGCTGATGGCGCAGGCGGTCCTTGATCGCCCGCCCGCCGTCCCTCCCGTCCCCTCCGATGTTGGCAACACCCGCGCCACCCTGGTGCGGTTTGCCACCGCGATCAATCAGGCGCTGCGCGGCACCATCGCCGCGACCATGGGTGTGACGCTCGCCGCCAACGCAACCAGTTCGACCTTTAGCGACAGCCGCCTCGGCCCCTACAGCTCGGTGTTGCTGATGCCGGCGACCGGTCATGCCGCCGATGTGCTGCCGAGCTGCTGGGTCGAGACGACCAAGGGAGCCGCGACGATCCACCATGCCAATACGCCCTATGTGGACATGCAATTCGTCGTGTGCCTGATTGGATAGCCTCGCCGTTCCCGACATCGCAGTCTCGATGCCGCCGATCGATGAGGTCGCCCGCTGCTGGCCGATCATCGAGCCGATGCTCAAGCGTGCCACCGACCGGATCAGGGGCTACGAGCCGATCGACATCCTGCAGCTCGTGATGCTTGGGCGGATGAGCCTCTTCCTCGTCCGCGAGACGGGCCGGATCGTCGCGGTCGCGGTCACCGAGGTTCATGTCTTTCCTCGCTGCCGGGTGCTGGAGGTGCCGTTTATCGCCGGTCAGGGCGTGCGGCGCTGGTGGCGCGAGCTGCTCGCCGCGATCGACGCCCAGGCCCTGGCGCTCGATTGCGCCGACGTCGCCGGCTGGGACCGCCGGGGCTGGACGCATTTCGGTTTCGAGGTTGCCGGTGTCGCCCTGGTGCGGCGGCTGAAGGGATAGCCATGACCAAGTCCACCCCCTCGACCACGACGCAGGTCAACCAGAACCCGCTCGGTCAGGCCCAGATACCGTATTTGACCAATATGTGGGGGCAGGCCGCCGGTCTCGGGGGCTGGAATTTTGACACCAATACTGTCGGCCCGGCGGTCGGCCAGCAATACCTCGACCAGCTCAAGAACTACGCCAGCAACCAAGCCAATGTAGCCCAAGGACCGGCGAGTAACCTCGTTCCTGGCGGGATGAACTTTGTCAACAACGCGCTTAGCGGCCAAGCGGGCAACCTCCTCCCCGGCGCGTCGCAGATCGGCAGCCTCAACAGCCTCGGACAGCGCTCGCAGGACACCGGGGCCTATTTCGGCGACCTGCTGGGCAAGACGGCGGCGTCCGCGCCCGGCACGGTCGCGCCTTATACGTCAGCCCTCTCGGGGCTTGGCGGCAGCGCGCTGAGTGCGGCCAACCCGGCGCTCGGCGGTCGCTATGCCAATGCCGGGATGGGTATCCAAGGCAACCCGATCTACAACTCGCTGATGGGGATGGCGTCGGGTCAGTACGTCGATCCCAGCCGCAACCCGGCGCTGGCCGGCACGATCCAGGCGGCGACGCAGCCACTGGTCAACCAGTACATGACGGCGACCGCGCCGCAGACCGCCAGCGGATTTGAGGCTGGTGGGCGTTACGGCTCGGGCGCGGCGACCAACGCCCAGGGCCAGAACCAGTATGCGCTCGGGGGAGCGCTGGCAAACGCGACATCGAGCATCGTCAACAACGCCTATAACACCGGCCTGCAATCGATGCTCGGGGCCGGGTCGGCGCTTGGCTCGGCCTACAATACCGGTGTCGGCAACGTCACCGGGGCGCTGAGCAACGCCGGCCAGCTCGCCCAGTCGGGCGTCACAAACGCCGGCAACCTCTACAACATGGCGGGCCAACTCGGCCTGTCGGGTCTTAACAGCATGATGTCGGGTCTCGGCGCTGGCGCGGGCGCGGCCAATGCCGGCTATGGCACAGCGGCCAGCGCTTATGGCGCTGGCGGCAACATCGCCAATGCCGGCACGCTCAACCTTGGCAGCCTCGCGCAGATGGCTCCTGAGCTGGCGAACTACCCGACGGCGAATCTGGCCACTGCGTACAATACGGGCTGGGCACCGATCCAGAATTACGCGGGTGTGCTCGGCCAGCCGATCGGCGGCAACACGATTTCGCAGACGACGACGCCGTACTATCAGAACACCGGCTCGCAAATCCTTAGCGGGCTGACCGGCATAGGGCAGCTCGCTGGAGCATTTGCATCAATCTAGGGGACAGAAGATGACCAGTTCACCCCCGATGCCGACTGGCTACAGCGGCCTCACACCCGATCAGCTCAGCCTCGTCAACCAGCAGGGCTTTTTCCCCCGCCCCGACATGGTGCTGCCGGCCGGCCAGTCGCTGCAGCAGCCGCAGGGCTACAGCAACCTGACGCCCGCACAGGCGGCGACCGTGGGCGGTCTCGGCTATTACACCAACCCTGATGCGCAGCAACCACAGTCAGGCAGCCTGTTTAATCAGGTTATGAAGGCCCTCGGTTCGCCAGGGGCATCGCAAGGCATAGGAAACCTGCAGAAAGCGATGGCACCGCCCCAGCCGCTCGGCACCACGCCCACGCCGCCGCTCCCGCATTACCCCGGCGCGCTCGCCTATAATCCCTACCACAACCTCTACACGCGCGCGCCGCTTGATCCCAAGCTGGCGCTGCAAACGCTGCTACGGGGGTACTGATGGCTGACCCTCCCTCCCTCCTCGGCGATCAGGGCAGCAACAGCGGCGGCTTTCTGCAGGGTCTCTTGAGCCTGTTCAGGCCGACCGATTACAGCGCCGAGTATACCGGCTCGCTCGCCAAAGACCCGGCGACCGGGCAGATGGACCCGGCGGTCCAGCGCGCCTTTGCCATGCGCGCCCTGGCCGGGGCATCCAATGCTTTTGCCGAGGGCGGCATGCCGGTGCCGTACAAGGGCGGCATCCCGCTGCTCTCGACCATCGGCAAGGCCGGCGCGGCGGCGACCCTCGGTCCCGACAGCCTCATGGCGGCGCGGCTGCAGGCGGCGCAGCAGCAGCAGGCAATGGCGACGGCGGCGTTCACCCAGAACCGCGCCAGCTTGGTGCAGTCGATCCCCGGTCTCTTGAAGGATTACTACGGATCAGACGGCGGCACCGGCACCGGCACTGACGGCAAGCCGCTGACCGGGCCGGCAAAACTGCTCGCCGGCAAGGCCTTTGACACTGGCGATCCCGATCTCAACCTGATCGCGAAATACGAGAGCAGCTACAAGCCTTTTGCCGGCTGGGGCGGCGGAAAGGATGTCGACCTGTCGGGCTATCCGCTGACGCCAACCGGCTTCCCCGACTGGAAGGGCAACCCGGGGCCGCATGGCAACAGCACCGCTGCCGGTCTTTTCCAGATTGAAAAATCGACATGGAATAGCATCGCGCCGCAGCTCATTGCAGCCGGCACGATGAAGCCAGACTTCTCGGTCGAGAGCCAGATCGCCGTCGCCAAGGCGCTGAAGGCGAAGAACGGTCTTAATGACTGGCTCCCGTACAACCCGGCGCTCGCCGCTGCCTATAAGCGCGGGGAGACCGTCCAGTTCGCTGATGACGGTCAGCCGCCACCCGCGCAGACCGCCTCGACCGGGCAACCGGCGGTCCCCGCCCCCACGCCGGCCGGCCCGCCGATGGCACCGCCGCAGCCCAAGCCGCCCAGCCTCAGCACGCCGCAGGGTGCGGCTGCTTTCGGCGCATCGGCCGCGCCGCCGCAGCTTGCGCCGCCGCCGCAAGGGCCTGCTCCTGGCCCGACATCCCTTCTGAGCGAGCCAACCCTGTCGCCCTTCGCCGCTGCCATCCAGCAGGGTAGGGATACGGTCGTCGCTCAAGGCGGGGGACTGCTCGGCGCGCAGTTCGCCGGCCCAGGTGCTGCCGAGCCGCCATCCGCAGCGCCACCGCCCTCGGCGCTGCCGCCCGCTCTGGCGGCGCAGACGGGCGCGGCCGGCGCGGCTCAGCTCCAAAGCCTGCTCAACCAACCGCCAGCGCCGCCCGCTGCGGGGCCTGGAGGGCCGCCTGCAGCACCGCCCGCTGTACCAGCACCCGGCGCGCCTCAGGCCGCTCCTGCGCCTCCGGGGCCACCCAGCATGCCGCCCCCGCCCCCATCGATGCCGATGCCGGGCGCGGCCGGCCCGCCGCCGCAGGGTGCGATCCCTGGCGCGCCGTCGCCGGAAAGGATCGCGAAGGCAAGGCAGATTGCCGCCGCATTTGATGCGGCTGGTCTGACCGTGCCGGCCGACATCGCGGAGACCGCCAAGTTCCCGCTGGTCGGCCCGACAGCGCAAGCGACGGCAGCCGGCACCGCAGCCGGGCAATTCCCCTACCAGCAGGCGCTAGAGCAGCAAAAGGCGCAGTGGCAGGTCTGGGCCGAGCAGCAGAAACCCCAGACGGTTCGCCCTGGCTCGTATGTCAAGAACCCGTACACCGGCCAGACCGAGTACAATCCCGAGATCGTCAGGACGACCGATCCCAAGACCGGCCAGCAATGGCAATGGTACAGCTACCCGCCATCGACGCCCGATGGTGTCCCGCGCTACGTCTCTATCGGGCCGGGCGAGCAAGGGGCGCGCACCAAGGCGCAGGAGACGGCTGGGGGTACGGCGGCGGGCCAGAATGAGCCGCTGCCGCCACCGCCGGCACCGCCAGGGTCGCCGCCCAGGCCGACGTACCAGGGCACCCAGCTCGCACCGGGCATGATGAGCAAGCAGCCCGACTACCCCGAGCCGGCCTATACGAGCACGCAGCTTGAGGCCAACCAGAAGAGATGGGGCGAACAGAACGGTGCAATGGCGACCACGTTGGGAGGTGCGCAGCAGGCTGAGCAGCGGCTCACGACCATGGCTAACGTCTATCAGATGATCGACACCGGCCGGTGGGCGACTGACAAGGCCGAGTTCAACATGGCGCTGACCTCGCTCTTTGGTCAGAGCGCGCCCCGCCTCTTTAATACGGGCGACCCGGCCCAGGTGATGGTTGCGATGCATGAACTGTACAAGGCGACCCTGCAGAACCTCTCTGCCGTCAATAAAAAGTTCACCGGCCAGGAATTTGTCATTAACACCGACAAGGGCGAGAACCCCAACCTGCCAGCCGGCGCGAACCTGCAGATGCTCTCTGAGGATATCGGGCAGTTGCGCCAGTTGCAGGGGCTGACCCACGACTGGACCGAGGCGCGCATCGCCGGCCGGCAAGACCCTGACATCTATACGACCAAATGGCTGAGGGAGAACCCGCTCCCGCCGATTGTCGATGCGGTCAAGAAAGAGATCGGCATCGGCAAGCTTGCCCCGCCGCCCCCAGACCAGGGCGGTGGCGGGCACCCGGCGGGTGGCTACGTCCTCGACCCGCGTACGAATAGGATCGTCCCGAGACCGACGCCGGGGGCACAGTGATGGTTCAGGTCACCACGCCGGACGGAGCCTCGATAGAGTTCCCCGATACCATGTCGGCGGATCAAATCCAGGCGGCGATCGACCAGAACCGCTCTCAAATGGAAGGCCCCTGGCGCGTGCCCGCGATGCTCGGATCGTCGGGATTAAAGGGCGCGACTGAGGGGACGGCGGATATCGTCAGCACCCTCACCAACCCGATCACCGCGCCGATCAAAGCGGCGGCCGGCTACCTTGCACCCTATCTTGTCGGCGACGACCCGCAAAAGCAGCAGCAGCTTCAACAGCAGCTTCAGCGGTTCAGCGACCCCTCGACCTTCCCGATCGCGGGAGAGCGGGCGGCCGGCGCTATCGACCGGCCAGACCTGATCCCCCAGAACGCTGGCGAGCGTTATGCGAGCGCTGGCGTTGAGGCCGGCGCGTCGATGCTGCCCGCGCTGATGGCTCCCGAGAGCTGGGGCGGCCGGGCGAAGACGCTGATCCAGGGTGTGATCGGCGGTCTCGGGGGTCAGGGCGCGAGCGATGTTGCCCAGAGTGCCGGCGCGTCCGACATCGTTAAGAAGTATGCGCCCGTTGTCGGCAACGTCGTCTCGTCGCTGCTTAGCGGTGGGGCCTTCACTGCCGCCAACAAGGCTGCAGGCGTGGCGACCGGCGCTCCATCCGAGCGCACACAGCCCTACACCAATCTCGATATCACGCCGAGGATGGCGGGCGATGTAAGTGGAAGCCCAGCCGTGCAGCAGGCCCAGACCATCTTTGGTCGGCTGTTTGGCGGCATCGGGCCAACCACCCGCGCGGCAGAGGCGACATTGGGAGAATGGGGCGGCGCGCTCGACCGGACTGCTCGCATTCTCGATCCGATGGGGATCGCGCATACCGAGGAGACGGTCGGGACGCATCTTCAGACACGGGCGAATGACTGGCTCGACAACTTTAGAACGACAAACCGGGCCAACGCCAACGACCTCGATATGCAAATCCCCGGCACTACCCCGACGCCGACGACCAATTACCGCACCGCTCTCAATCAAGTCCGCACCGATATGCCGACCGCCCCGGCAACGGCGCAAGTGCTTGAACCGACCGAGAGTGGGCAACTCCTCGACGCCCTGACCTCGGATACCCGCATCCCGGTGCGCAACACCGGCCTCGTCAATGCCCAGGGTCAGCCGATCACGACCGGCGGGGGCACTCGCGACCTGACCTGGGCTGATGTGCAGGGTATCCGCAGGCGTATCGGCGAGCAGCTTGCCAACCCCGCCACCTATGCGACGCAGGATGTCGGCAAGCTGCGGCAGCTCTACGCGGCTCTCTCAAACGATCAGGAAACCCTGGCTCGTGGCGTCGGGCCAGATGCCGAGGACGCCTTCAACACCATGCGCGACTACGCTAGCGCCGGGCATGATTTTATCGATACGACACTGTCGAAGGTCGTCAAAGGCAACACCATCACGCCCGCGCAGGCGACCAGAAATATAATGAACACTGCACCCAGTGGCGGCACGACCCTGGCGCGCCTACGCGCCGAGTTGCCTGATGCTGTCGATGCGCTTGCGGCCTATAAGCTGCGCGACGCCGCCCTGGCGAATAAGGGGCAGCAGGGTGGCGCGGGTGTTGATCGGTCGCCGGGCACGTTCCTGACCGATATGAACGGCCTCTCTAACGGGGCGCAGACCGCGCTCTATGGGCATAATCCGCAGGTGGCATCGAACGTTTACGATCTGCGCCAGATCGCGGGCAACACCAAGCAGACGCAGAAATTTGGCAACCCGAGCGGCACCGGGCCGATGGAGAAGGGAGCCGAGCTGTTGTCGATGGGAACCGCCATCGAGGGCGCTCATAAGGGCTACGAGTTGGCCGGGTTACCTGGGGCCGTTGCGGGCGCTGTATCGCCCTTTATCCCGCCGATGCTTGGCAGCAGGCTGCTGACCAGCCCGGCGGTCACGCGCTTCGCCGCGAACCCTGGCGCGGTCGGCAACTGGCCTTCATGGGCAGCGCCAGCCTGGGGAGCCGCTGCGCAGTACCCGCCGAGCCTGCTTCAATAGCCCCGACGCCAATACCGTTCCTGCCGGCGGCGCTCTCGCTCCGCATGGGTCTCATGATTGCCGCCGGCAACGAGGATGATCGCGCCGAGAAAAAAGAACAGGGCGAGCGCCCCAGAGCCGATTAACATCACCACCACCACAAACGCGCGCCGACCGCGCAAAAATTTGGCGCAATCTATATATGTTGGTCAAGGCAACATACAAGGGTTATGCGGCTGCGCGCGACCTATACCAAATCTCACCAATCGGCTCAAAGGCAGCACCAAAGCGCTCGACATCAACACCGATCCCAAGCAATACACTGCCGTGCATCGGCCGCGTCCGGCTGCCGCTGAACTGGAGCCGCCTCGACGGAACGCATTTGATTGGCCCAAGCCGACTGAGCGCCCGAAACCAGTCGGTCGTCTCGTGATGCGTCCCGAGCAGGAGTACGCCTTGCTGCACTGCGCCGGCCCTAAACTGCTCGGCGAAGCGGCTGACGAAGCGCGGGGCGAGCTTGGCATAAGGCGGATTGAGCCAGACCCGGCCAAACCAGGGCTGCCGCAGCCCGTCTTCCTTGAGTGAGTAAAACCTGTCGGCCTGCACAATCTGGTTGGCTACCGCGCAAGACGCCGGATCGAGGTCGATCCCGCCCATGGCCTGCCGTGCGGCCTCGATGACCTCGGGCGGCGAATACCACTCGTTGCGGGAGGCTTCAGCGAGGTAGCGGCGACGCGCAGCTTTTTGGCACCGGCCTGAACAAAATTGAGCAGTCCTCAGCGACGCCGAAAACTGCTCGCGACAGTTGTTGCACTGTTTTATCATATGAAACCTATGCGGGACGACTGACGGACAAGTAGAGCACCTTTTTTGTCCGTCAGCCATCGCGCAATAAGTGAATAGTTACGCGGCCTGAGTAAGGACCACGTTAGAGACCTCGCGGCACTTCTTAATGAGCCAGTCGAGGGTCGCGGTGCCTGTGTTTAGCTTGAAGGTCTTGCCGCCATCGACTGAGCGCCCGATGTGCCTGCACAGTTCAGCGTTGGCCCAAGTCCAATCAATCCCGGCAATGCCGGCTATTGCCGCGTCCTGGCTGGTTGCGCCATCGCGGATGTCCTTGATGATGACCGCGAGGGCATAGAGACCATGGGCCGTGCGGAAGAGCTGGGCGCGGTCGGCAAAGCGGCTCCTACCCATCGCCGTCTCCAGGGCGAGGAAGAAGTCGCCCATCATCGTGCCGGCCGCCTGGAGATCGAGGCCGGCGACCAGCGGATCGCTGACTGCGCGGGTCAGCTTACCGTAGCCGCGCCGACCCTCAATGGCGACCTTTGCGAGCTGCGCCATCACCAGCTCAGTGGTAAACGCGGTGTCCTTCTTGCCGAGGTTGGAGGAGCCTTTCTTGAGGCCGCCGTGGCGCTTGATAGGCTCGCTTTGCCCGATGATCCCCGCCACGACCTTGTACGGGTTATAGATGTCGTCGGCCAAGGCCCTCGCCATCGGAACCGGCCATGCATAGGAGTTGAAGTCAGTGAAAAGCTGGCCCGCTTCTTGAGCGCCGATCGCCTCCCGTGTTGGCGAATACAGCGCCACCGTAAAGCGGAAGTCATCGAGACGACGACAAGCCTCGGGGTTGGTGGAGCGCAGTTCGTCACGCAGACCCTGGACTGCCGTGACGCGGGCAAGCCCATCGATCAGGACGCGGGTTAGCTCCAGCTCATCGTCCTCCAGCCGCACGACATTGGCCGACACCGGGGCAACGGCGGCTGGGGCGAACGGCTCAAACTGAATGATGGAGATGGGAGGAAAGGCCGCCATCTTCTCCTCGTCCATCATGCGTTCGCGCATATAGATGTCGAGCGCATCGATCCGCGCCTTCTGGGTCGCTCGCTGCTTTGCCTCATAGATGTCACGCAGCCATTGCGGCAAGGTTTTCCAGAATTGCGAGCGCGGATCGTGCCCGAGCAGGGCAAAGAGCCGACCCGGCGGGATCGATATCAAGAAGCACTCCAAACCCGGCTTGATCGATGAGCGGATTGCGTAGTGAGACATGTGAGGCCTCCTGTTGGGGGATACGGGGTTGGCTTCCCCGTATATCAGAAGATGTCTCAAACATACGGGGTAGTCAATCCCCGTACATCACCACCAATGAAAGACGTTGTTGAGGTTCGCGACCGCGACAAAAACCCAGAGCAGCGAGCAGATCATCAGCGAGAAGGCCAAGCGGTTCTGCACGCGCCCCACGGCGACGAGCCACTGCGCCAGCGTCCACTGGGCATGCGCCAAGCTCGCCATCATCGCGAACATATCGAGCCGCTCGGAGGTGCCCGGCACCCATCCCGATAGGCCGACCTCGTCGTCCCAAGGGTTCTGATCAAACTCGCTCTTGCGCCGGGGCAGTCTCATCGCCTTGTCCCCTGGCGCACAAGAACGGTCTCCCGCGCCCCGCCCTGATGCACAAATTCCCCGACGATATAGTCTGCGTCGGGCAGGGCGACGGAGCGCTGGCCCTTTTGCAGCGGCGGCACCTCGGCCTCCCCGGTTGGGATAAAGCGCCCGGCTCCAGCATCCTCGTAGGTGCGCAGTTTCATCGCCGATCGTCCATCCCTGTTGCTGGGACCAACATATATGACCGTTGTCCAAGACCCGCAATCACCGAAACATGAGATGGGTACGTTTGGCGCACTGACCGATATGGGCGGTCGGCTGCTGAGCACATTGCCGGCTGGTTTCCTGTTGTTGGTGTTGCTCAACTGCGGGTTTCTGGGCCTCGTTTTATGGTTTTTGGATGACCAGCTCGACCAGCGCACCAAGCTCGTCGGCCAGCTCCTCGACCACTGCCTGGACATTGCCAAGGGTCACTGATGTCTGGAAACGGTCCTTTGGGCCGGCTACGCGCCGTTGTGTCAAATAAAACTGGCTAACCCCCTGATATACCCACATTCCACAAGTCCGGCTTGGACTAATTGACGCGTTACTTGCCAGGGGGTTAGACGCAGATTTCAGATGTTTGACAGATTTGACTTAATGAGATGTTCTCGTTCTGAGCCGGGTAGCCCGAGCCAGCGAAATGCGCTTGGTGTCGGCGGCCCTAGTATAGCGGTCGGGCTGATCGTTGGTACGCCAGCCGTACTTGGCCTTTAGCTCGTTGTTGGTCGCCGGGTTGGCCTCGTTCTCAGCGTCGTCGGTGACCGCCCGCTTGCGGATGCCGTGCGCGCTGTAGCCGGCCGGGATGCCGGCCTCCTGCGCCCAGGCGCGAATGCGGTTGCCCAAGTAGACCGGGGTCAGCGGCTTGCCCTTGCTGGTGCGCAGCAGCGGCCCGGCGACCATGCCGGCGGGATCAATCGTCATGCCGTCGTCCAGCCGCACGACCTCGCCGATGATGAGCTTATTGGCGATCAGCTCGCGCTCCAGCTCGGGCGTGACCCAAGGGGAGGAGGGGACGCCGGTCTTTGTGCGATCGAACTGGATGATGCCGTCGCCCTGGAAATTGTCGCGGGTCAGCTTGACCGCATCGCTGATCGCGCCGCCCGTGCAATAGATCATCTCCAGGGCCAGCCGCTGCGGCGTGCCGCTCGGCCAGTATTCCCGATATATCTGTAGGTGCTCTGGCTCCCAGGTCTTAAAGCCTTCCGGATTACCGCTCTTAGGTGGCCGCACACCCCAGGTCGGGTCCAGCTCGATCTCGCCGCCGTCGAGCAAGTCCCTGACCATAGCGCGGACGGCATTGAGCCAGTTGCGCGCCTCTCCCGGCGTACCGGCGAGTTGGTGCAGCATCCGCTTGACCAGCTTGGGCGTTAGGTCATCAAACAGACCGTCGCCGTATTCATCGACCCAGGATAGGGTCTTGCTATCGAGCGTACCGACCAGTAGCCGGCGGCGATGATACTGCGTGCTGGGGGCCAGCTTCTTGAAAGCGTGGCTATTGAGATAGGCGGTCACCCGGTCACGTATTGTGGCCCCGGTGGCCGCCCCTTTTTTTGTGCGCGCGGGCCGCTCCTTGGCCGGCTTGGCCTTGGCCTTGGCTACCGCCAGAGCCGCCTTGTAGGCGTCCATAAACGCCTTGCCGCACGTCGGTCCATCGGGGAGCTTAACGCGCGGCTGCTGCTGATACCGCAGATAGTTATACCCGTCGAAGCTTTGGACGTAGGGAAGCTT